CAAGAGTATAATAGTTGGACTAAATTCAAGTCTGTCAAAAGCTCACAAATAAACAAAAAGGAACAAGACCTGATAGCAAAGATACATAGTAAACATTTTAATCACGATTTTTATTATCCTTGTAGTTGTAGTCCTAAAGAATGGAATAGGTGGATACAAGATATAAATATAATTTATGACAATGGGGTTAGAGACAATAAATAAGTTTGAAAGAATAGTCGTAAAGTTCTTGAACGAGTTTGAGGATTGGGATTTAAAATGGTCAGAGGGTAAGTATGAGCATTACGATGCTTCTGGATATACACCCAAAGGACATCCGTGTTGCATAGAGATGAAGTTTAGAAACAAATACTATAAAGACAAACTGTTAGAAAAATACAAGTATGACAAACTGATGGAGATGGATACTGAGATTGTCAAGCTCTATTTTGTTTCTGATCCAAAGGGTACTTATTTGTATTGGATAAATTATTTAGAGATGCCTGAGATAAAAGAATTGTACTGTCCTGATACTACATTCTGGACTAAAAAGAAAAAACTAAAACAGGTGTATTTACTCACGGAAGATATGGCATCAATCGTACATAAAGAGTAGATATTACATATTGTCAATAATTATTTGTATATTGCCGGTATGTATTTAAGTAACAAAGAAATAAAAACAATACAAACCTCACAACTTAAGGGAACTCTTGATCTGATGACCATAATATCTAAGAAGATACGAGAAGAACTTAAAGAGAGAGGCGAAAAGTAAAGAAAAGGTTTGTTCGCATGGCGAACATAACCAATTAATATAAAAATAGAACTATGGGAAAAAACAATCATCATCCAATAGAAAATCAAGTGATGGACTATTGCAGAAAGAAAATACAAAAAGAAGAAGAAGTAGTTAAATATGTAGAGGATAACAGATATATATTAGAAAGACTTGGATATGAGATCAAAAAACTATCTGACATATCTGAATGATAATTATTTCTTTGAGGTTGGGTATTTAAAAAAAGAAAGCAAACTTAAAAACTTACAAATGAAAAAACAATACAATCAGGGCAGAAGTCCTAGACAAGAGGAACAGACATATCAAACATTAAAACTTGCATTTATATTATTTGTAATATCAATGAGTGCTTATGGCTTTGTTAGTATATGGATGTAAAAGAGAAACAAAAGTTTGAATTAGCATTTAATTACATCGGTGGTGCTATGGCTACTGCTTTTGAAAAAGCAAGTCCAGAAAGAAAAAAACAAATAGGTTTATTTATAAGTTGCATCAATCAGATGTATAAATACACTAATAGGATAGAAACAGAATTAATATTAAAAGAAACAAATAATGATACAACTTTTGGACGGAAAAAATTACTCCAAGAAAGAATTGCTCAAAAAAATGGTAGATGATACATTCTACTATGGAGAGCTGAACAAGTTAGCACTTAGTAGTTCTTCACTCAAACTATTACTATCAAGTCCGAAAACATACAAGTATGTAACGCAGTATGGTAGTCCTGAAACTCAACCACTCCGAGATGGTAGGTTGGTACATCAAGCGATCCTAGAACCACAAAAATTTAGTGAACAGATATTTGTAAACGTATCTTCTAAGAACACAAAGACATACAAAGAGGCACGAGAAAAATATGGAGAGGTATATACAAGAGTTGAGAAAGAAAACGCAGAGAAAATAGCAGATGCTTTTTTTAAGAACGAACACGCACTAAAACACATTACAGACTGTGAGTTTGAGGTATCTGGAATAGGTACGATACAAGGTTATCCATTTAGAGGTAAAGCAGATGTATTAAGAAAAGATGGCATTGTAGATATAAAGACTACAACAGACATAAAAGGTTTTCCATATTCAGCAAAGAAATATTCTTACGATGTTCAATGCTATATATATTGTCAGCTCTTTGATGTAACATATTTAGACTTCAAGTTTGTAGTTATAGACAAAGGATCACTAGACATTGGGATATGGAATTGTTCAGAGGAGTTTTATTTGGAAGGGGAACGAAAAACAAAAGAAGCAATACAAATATTTGAAAAGTTCTTCATAGAAGGACAAGACATAGATAATTATATAATAGAAGGTATATTATGAAAATATGTACTAGATGCCATATAGAAAAAACTTTAGATGAATACTCTGAAGGTTATACGTTTTGTAAAGCTTGTAAAAGAAAAGAATATCATAATAATTCCAAATATAAATTAGCACAAAACCAAAATAGAAAGATTAAATATGCTCAAGATGAAGTTTACAGAGAGTTGGTAAAATGTAGGTCATTACTTAAAGAAGCTTGGAATTATCCCCATAGAAAAAATTTAACATTTTTAAAATTAGTGTGTATGGATAGTATGCAACAATTTATAAAATACATTCAAAGTAAATTTAAAAAAGGTATGAATATAAATAATTATGGTAAACAAAAAGATAACTGGCAGTTTGACCACATTATACCTTTGTCATCTGCAAAAACAGTAGAAGAAGTAAAAAAATTGATGCACTATACAAATACGCAACCTTTGTGGAGAGATGAAAATAATTACAAAAGAAATAAAATATGAATAAAGCAATAAAGATAGCAAAGCAAATAAATAAAGTAGCAAACGTAGATGTATTTGAAAACACTAGAAGAAGAGAAGTAGTAGAAGCAAGATCATTATTATCATTCATACTTTACAAATACGAAAAGATGACATTACAACAAATAGGTAATCTATTCAAAGACAAAGGTAGGTCAGGTAATCATACAACAGTATTACACGCTATAAAGAGTTTTGAAACGCATAAAAAATACAATAGTAAAATACAAGAGTGGCTACTTGACATTACAATCAAACTCAAAAACAATGATGCAAAGAAAGAATTTATTAAACACAAAGTAAACTTTCTTGACACCGAAGATGTAGATAAAATTGCAAAACAAGTAGATAAAATGACACAAGACAAATGAAAATTTTAAATCTATATGCAGGTATTGGTGGAAACAGAAAGCTATGGGGAAACACACATCACATTACTGCTATAGAAAATGTAGAAAAGATTGCTAACATTTACAAAGAAAATTTTACTAAAGATACAGTCATTGTTACTAATGCTCACGAATATTTACTAGACCATTATAAAGAGTTTGATTTCATCTGGAGTTCTCCCCCCTGCCCAACACACTCTATTACAAACTATTTCGCACAACACATTAGAAAAAGACCTGTTTACCCCTCAATGAAATTATATGAGGAAATAATATTTTTAAAACATTTTTTTAAAGGTAAATATTGTGTGGAGAATGTAAAGAGTTATTATGATCCATTGATACCACCACAACACATTGGTAGGCATTATTTATGGGCAAACTTCAAAATACCAAAAATCAATCTACCAAAAAATCAAATAGGTAATATGATGCACAAAAACTCTAAATACAGTAAAAATTGGTCAAACAAAGAAACAAAAAGTAACATCGCACATAACAAAAAAATTGTAGAAAGAAACGCAGTAAATGAAAATTTAGGATTACACATTTTAAATTGTGCAATTAAGATTATAAAACATAATAAAAGAGAACAAACAAAGTTATTTTAAAAATTGATTAAATTTTACGATATATAGATATACAAAAGATTGATTAATCAATGTTTTTCAATTATGGATAAAAGAATTAACAATGGTGGTAAAAGAATGGGTGCAGGTAGAAAACCAAAAGAAGAAGAGCTACAGCTTATAGAAAAACTTAAACCATTAGAACCTTTAGCGTATGAAGCATTAAAAGAGGGTCTAAAGAAAAAAGATTATAAGTATGTACAGCTCTATTATAATTATTATGTAGGCAGACCAAAAGAAACAAAAGATATACATATAAACGATGATGTACCTTTATTCATTGATTAATGTTCACGCAAACACAAGCAGTAAAAAGATTACGAAACCTTGATAAAAGAATCAAGATAATTAGAGGTGGTAGTAGTGCAGGTAAGACTATTGCAATACTAATGATCCTTATTGACTATGCAATAAAAAATCCATACAAAGAAATAAGCGTAGTAGCAGAAAGCATCCCACACTTACGTAGAGGTGCTTTAAAAGACTTTCTAAGCATTATGAAAGGTACGCATAGGTACGATGAAAGAAAGTTCAATAGAAGTACTTTAAAATACGAATTTAGTACAGGTAGTTATATAGAGTTCTTTTCTACTGACCAACCAGATAAACTTAGAGGTGCAAGAAGATCAGACTTATTTCTAAATGAGTGTAATAATATAAACTTTGAATCATACCAACAATTAGCAATAAGAACATCTGGGGATATATGGTTAGATTATAATCCAACTAATTTATTTTGGGTAGATAAAGAACTGATAGGACAAGAAGATACAGACTTCATTACACTTACTTATAAAGACAATGAGAGCTTGTCAGATACGATTGTAAAAGAAATAGAGAAAGCTAGAGCAAAAGCTAAGACATCTACATATTGGTCAAACTGGTGGAAGGTCTATGGACTTGGAGAGATAGGAAGTTTAGAGGGTGCTTGTATTCCTGATTGGAAGTCAATAGATAATATACCTAGTGATGCAAGACTTCTTTGTGCAGGATTAGACTTTGGATATTCTGTTGATCCATCTACATTTATAAGATTATACAAATGGAATAATGCTTATATATTTGATGAGCTACTTTATAGAAAGGGTATGCTTAATAGAGATATAAGTCATTTTCTAACAGACAAAAGAATATTAGAAAACATATATGCAGATAGTGCTGAACCTAAATCAATAAGTGAGATACGAAGTTATGGTCATAAAATATTCCCTGTAACAAAAGGTAAAGATTCTGTAATCTATGGTATCAACCTAATAAATCAAAACGAGATATATGTAACATCAAGATCAAAGAATTTAATCAGAGAATTACAAGGATACGTATGGGATAAAGACAAAGAGGGAAACAATATCCAGAAACCAACAGGCATACATCCTGATTGTATTGACGCAGCTCGTTATGCTTTAATGATGCAACTTGAGAATCCCAATCGTGGTAAATATGCAATAAGATAACAGAGGTAGAAAAAAAACTTATTATATTTTGTTAATTAAAAAAAAAGTTGTATATTTGTAAAATAAATAAAGTTTAATTAAAAACAAAACAAATGAAAATAACAGAAAAACAAATACAACAACAAATGAAAGATCGTGGTCAATCAAGAGAGGAAGCAGTCCGATCTATAAAGGTAGGCGAAAGGTTGAGACAAAGATTGCAAAATAGATTTAGATAATTAAAAACAAAACAAAATGAGATTTACAAAAATAGAATTAGAAGATGATTTGTCGTTTATTGCAGACATTACTGAAACACCCCTACCTAATCCTTTTTACGAAAACGTTAAAAACAATGTAACAAGTTTTAAAAAGTATGGAAACGAATTATTAAGGGATATTTATTATGAATTGAGTGTTTGGTTTGATATATGGAGAGTTAAAGTTGAAGGCGATATGCAAGGCGACAGATTATATACTTTAGGGGTAAACCAAACTTGGAGAACTTTAAAAAAACTATACTTTTATCTAAACCTTAATGTTGGTAATATGGATGACTATACAGAATATAGGTTTTATAGGTCAAAAAATTATGTTCCAAATATACCAAATCAATATGAGCTACGGCTTAAAGGTAAATAGGTTCTTGTCGCATGAGCGACAGAACCAAACAATAAGTAATTATAAACAAAACAAATGGAAAAAAAATATTTACATCCAGTATTAAATAAAGAAGTTGATAAAGAAATTTATTTTAACTTTGTATTAAGTAAGGACTTTCCAGAAGGTCCACCAAGCGAGAAGATGAAGTAGGAATTTTAATTTTTAGTTAGTTGTTTGAGGAGGGTTTAATCGCCCTCCTTTTTTTT